GATTCTTGGTTTAAGAATTCAATTTTTAATAGGTGTTCAATTTGAGCGTCTTGTTGAACTTCAAGGATTTCTAATGCTTTTGGATTTTTCATAATTGTTTTTGTTTTAACTAATATTACTATACAAATATAAAACAAATTCTTGACATAAAAAAATCTGAGGCAACTTTTTTTCACTTTTTTTCACGGAGATACATATTTCATATCCCACTACTAGTATATCTTAGAATAGATGGACTTATCATTCACCATAGGAGAGGAGAGCTTTGAAGCGCCAGATGTGATTACCCTCGAGTTATTTGAGAGAGCAATCGTGTGGGATATTGAAGAGTTGAAGAACCTTAAGCCTTTTATGGCGACAATACTTAATTGTCCAATCTACAAGTTGAACATGATGGACGAAGAGGTATTCTACTTTATCAGTGGAATACTTATTCATAGAATTGACGTCAGTGATGTTGAGGTTGTCGATCAAATAGAAGAATTTAAACTTCGCAAATTCGAAGACTTCACATTTGGCGAATGGGTTGACCTTGATACTTTTATAAGTAAGAGTGCTACTCAAAATGTTACAAAGATTGCGAGCATCCTATATGGTGCAGATGAAGAGATTTGCAAGGATTGGGATATTAAAGAGGTTTGGGGTGCTATAGTTGAAGCCAATAAATGGAGAGAAACAGTATACAAAGAATACGATGAGTTCTTTGAGTTAGGTGAAAGTGAAGAGAGTGATGAAGATGCAAGTGATGCTAATATCCAACTAATGTGGTACCAATCAATCATTGTACTTGCAGATGATGACTTCTTAAAGATTCATCAAGTAGTCGAGAGACCCTATCGAGAAGCACTAAACTACCTGACTTGGAAGAAGTCACAGGTACAGAAACAGAAATTAGAAATATTAAAAAGAAAAAATGACGTACAGCGACGTTTTAAATGATCTCATAGATCTACTGAATAAGCACAAGATGATTAGGACAGTAGGTTACGGTAACCTAAGTGACCTAGTTGAGCCCTTACAAAGGGAACCAAAGGTAAACTATCAAGGAGCTGATAGAATGCCAACCAAAGTATATGGCACCGACTATCCGTATGCCTTTATTAATCCAACTAATCACACGCTGAGCAAGAATGCTTCCACCTATCGATTTAACCTAATCATGATGGAACAGTGTACTGACGATACAATGGAGGTTATTCAAGCACAGAGTGAATGTCACCAGTATATTAAAGATGTCTTAGCACATCTCTATTATCACTATGGAGAGAAGTATGACTTTACACTCAACAGTGCAATAACACCGTTTAAAGAGAAATATAACGATACCGTTAGTGGTATGACTGCAGCACTTGAAGTAGTTATTAGAGATCCACTAGATGACTGTATCACACCGTTCGAAGCATAATGGCACTTACACCAGAACAAATAGCGAGACAACTTGAAGACATAGGTACTAACCTACCTGAGACAATCAACAGTGCAATCGCTTCGGCAGCTGATATTGCTATTGAAGAGGTAAAAAGAGGAATGCCAAGTGACTCTGGTGCACTCAAGCAAAGTCTGAAGGCTCGCATTGTAGATGGTCAGTTCTTAGGAGTCACGATGCTTGACTATGGATGGTTTCAGAACTTTGGAGTAGCAGGAACCAAGAACGAGAAGGTTCAATTTGGAGTCAGTGACATCGTTGCAGAATTCTTGCCACCCAGAACAGGAGCCACCTATTCATTTGACCCATCGAAAAAGATGATTGGAGGAGACCTACCATTCGGTGTTCGGGTCTCAATTCATCAGAAGGGACTAACAGGAAAACAATTCATTGACATGGAAGCATTAACAGATAGAGTCGTAGAACTTGTAAATCAAAACTTAGAATTATAACATGGCAGTAACAATAACACAAAGCCCTAATAGATTTAATCTAGCCTATCAGCCTAACGTGTGGACCTTGAGTGGTTTACTTAGTTCTGAAGATGGCTATGGTCTAGTAGTTAGAGACAGATTAAACCAGACGATTGCAATTATCAAACAGCCAGCTAATCCAGCAGGCGTAGCACACTTTGACATCTCTAAGATCTTACAATCTCAATTAGGCACAGCTTTTTATGAGACTACTCAAAAGGTAGCAGAAACACCAGGAGAAGCATTCGAATATTCAGTCTCTTATGGTACTTATACAGATGGTGCTTACTCAAGTGATGGTACTTCTGCAAGATACTTTGTCTATAATGGTTATGATGATTGGAGAAACCTAAATTGGAACGATACTCCATTTAATCCAAGTCCACTTCCAGTCTTATGTGATAATGGACCAGTTGATAATGCAGAGTATAGTGGCAGCACTTACAGTTATCTAACTAACTATCCAAATGCAGAGTATCCATTACGTAGCAGTTCATATCACACTCTTGGTTTTATGAACAAAATCAAGAACTATGATAGTGGTCCTAACTGGGACTTGAATGTTCAACCAGCATTTGTTAGAATCAGATTCTATGATCAAACAGACAATTTAATTCAAACTGCAATTTATAGTATAACAGCAGCGAATGGTTTAGGACCAAGACCTGATTACAATTCAACCTCGATTCCTAACTACAACAACGATCAATATGTCGGTGTAGTTGGCGCAGGACCTCAAAATCTAAAAGATGCTGGACTTTGGCCAAGTAGTACAGGATCTATTTGGAACCAAGTGACCCAAACATGGGGTAATATGTCAGTGATCTGGAACTTGGCCACTAGCAGCGCACTTGTAGATCACTACATAGTAGACATCATGTCGATCGATGCATGTGAGGAATTCCAATTTGGACCTCCACCTAGCGATAATGCAACTGACCTAGAACCATATCTAGGCGATGTGATCTACACTTGGACTTTTAAGATAGATGATCCTTGTAGTAAGTTCGAAGATGTAACAGTCTCTTTCTTAAACCAATATGGTGTCAAAGACTACTTTACATTTGATCGTAGAAATACTTACAACGTCAACACTAAACGCCAAGAGTACTTTAAGACTAATGGAAGTTGGAGTGCATCTAGCTTTGCAATAGATCAACACTCAGGCGGATCCACAGTTTTCAGTAGTGATATAACTACTAACATGACCTTGTCTAGTAATTGGATGGATGACGCGACCTCTAAATGGTTAGAGGAACTCTACACATCACCACAAGTACAAGTCTACTACGATGGTGAGTGGCATCCAGCAGTTATTACTACAAGCAGATACGAACAGAAGAACTACAGTCGTAATAAACTGTTCCAACACAACTTAGAAATCAAGTTTGCTAACAAAAAGAGAGTTCAAAGAGGATAATGAATGTAGCATTATACGCCTATGAAGGTACCACAAGATATGAGTTAGATCTTTACGAGGAAGAACCTATCAAGATCACACTCTCAGCTGAAGAGATCACAGATCCAACACAGATCAACTCTTCATTTACAAGACAGTTTAGAATACCAGCTACTGCTGATAACAGTCGATTCTTTAAGTACTGGTTTGTCGCAGGTGTTGTAGACTTTGATGTGACTCAAAAGGTAACTGCTGAGATTCACGTTGATGGTGTACTCTATAGAACTGGTCAACTTAGACTACAAGCAGCCTATGTGAATGGCGCTACTGATCACGTAGATTTTGAAGTGGTTTTCTTAGGAGAGACCAAAGACTTTGCATCTCAGGTTGGCGATGGCTTTATGTCAGACCTTGATTTAACCGATACTGCTCATACTTTATCACTTGGTACTTTACAGAATTCATGGTTAGATCCAGGCAATCCAAGTTTGTTGGTTGATGGTAACGTTAGATACATTGTTGCTGAACGTGGTAACGACTATAATGACTCTGGTGTCATGTTAGCAGTGCCTAATGCAAGTAACCCTTCTGAGGTCAGTGTAGGCAATACTTATTCATTTACTCAGAATAGTACACCTTTACATACTTCACAGTTTACACCAATCGTTAACATCAAGTATCTGATTGACAAGATCTTTGAGCGTACAGATTACAGTTACACTAGTACAAGTATTATAAACGATCCACTCTTTGCAGACTATCTTTATATGGATGGTATTGGGACTGGTATTCCATATACGCCTAACAGTGATGGTCAGATGAATGTGCAAGTCTTCAACTTACAACCAGTCAATGAGTTTCAACCGATTCCTTTTAATATAGTAAATCAGAACAATGCAGGTGCTTGGAGTACTGTTACTTATAAGTACACGATTCCTGTACCAGGCAGTTATACCTTTAACTGGGACATAAGTGGATTTGTACAAAATAGTAATGATCCAGGCCAACCAGATCCAACTGCAGAACTTAGATTAATCAAGAATGGTAGTACAGAATTTAACGATGGTGTACAATTTGGTTCCAATGGTTTATTAAACTTCTCATTTCAAGACACTCATTCATCTACATTTAACGCAGGTGATGAATTATGGATAGATATGGTTTTTGATAATGATGACTTTCCACCTACTATTAATGTTGGTACCTTCTCAGTAACAACCACACCAGTAGCGGTATCACCAACTGATATGATGAAAACAGATGTTAAGATGATTGACTTCTTAAAATCTGTCTTGACTAAGTTTAGACTTGTTATGGTACCTTCGATCGACGATCCTCTTAAATTTGAGATACAAACTTGGAAAGACTACATCGGAGGCGGTGATGACTTTGACTGGACTAAGAAGTTAGACTACTCAAAGGACATTAAGATAGAACCACTCTTCTATGATCAAACAGCTACTATTGATTTCAAAGATCAAGAAGATGATGACAGAATCAACACCTATCAACAAGACACTTTCAACACTGTTTATGGTGAGCGTAGATTTACTAGTCAAAACGAACTACTACAAGGGGGTAAAACTATTGAGACTGTGTTTGCACCAACTCCTTCTAATGGTATAAATGGTGGACCTGCAGGTACTAACTTTATTGTGCCTGTTTTCTGTGAGTTTGGTGATGAAGAGACCTCAACGGGTGATGGTACTCAGTTAATACCTTTAGAAGTCAAGCCAAGGCTACTCTACTGGAATGGTTTAAGAAATGCAGGTACAACTTTCTACTATTCAGATGGTATTACTACACTTAGTCGTAATACTTATCCAGCGGCTAGCTATTTGAGTGAGATTCCATCTACCTCAACCACATTGAACCTAAACTGGAGAAGACAGTTTGCTTATTTTAGTTCTGGTGGTGGTCCAACAGGAGACACAGGTGAATCTGTTTATGAGAGATATTGGAAAACATACATTGAGAATATTTATAGTAATGATGCACGTCTATTGACCGCTTACTTTAATCTGAATAGTGAAGATCTACGTAACTTGACCTTTGATGACGTCATCTTTATCAAAGACTCTTATTGGAGAGTACAGAAAATCTACGACGCACCTCTTGGTGAAGTATCTACTGTTAAAGTAGAACTAGTAAAACTACTAGACTATGTTGCACCTCTTAACCAATCAAGTGGTACGATCTTTAATCCAGCTGAATACTCTGAGGAGGCTTCAAATGGTGGAGGAAGTACTTCATCTCAATAATTTCATAAACTAAACCAAGTATATCTTAAACTGTAAATAGAGAATTAATCCATGGCGGAAGTACAAATAAAAGTCGAAATTGATGGAGTAGAATATACTCAAGAGCAGCTCAAAGCACTTGCACAGCAAGGTGAAAAGGCTGCCGAATCAATGGAAAATGTCAAGAAAGAGACTAAAGAAACTGCAGAAGAGGGTACCCTATTAGCAGACTTTAAGAGTAGATTCTCTGATATGACTAGTGGTATCAAAAAGGTAGTAACTAGTTTTAAAACCTTAAAAGGAGCCATTGCAGCTACTGGTATTGGAGCTCTTTTACTTGCTATTGGTTCTCTTATTTCATATTTTAAAAGTTCAGAAGAGGGTTCACGTAAACTTGCAATTGCCACAGAAGCACTTAGTCTAATCTTTGGTAACTTAATGGAGTTTGCTGGTCAATTAGGTGAAATGCTTGTATGGGTATTTGAGAATCCTAAGCAAGCCCTGATGAACTTTGTTAACCTGATTAAAGAAAATATCATTAACCGCTTTGAAGGTTTACTAGAGTTGTTACCAGCACTTGGTAGTGCAATCTCAGAACTATTTAGTGGTAACTTTTCAGAAGCTGGTAAAATTGCGACTGATGCTGTAGCCAAAGTAACACTTGGTGTTGAAGATATTACTGATAAAGTTAGCGATATGGCAGATAGTGCTGTTGAGGGCTTTAATAAAATGAGTAATGCTATTAGTGAAGCAGTAGAAACAGCAACTCAATTAGTAGATGCGCAGAGAGCACTCAGAAATCAACAACAAGAGTTAATTGTAGAAAATGCTAAGTTAAACCAACAATTAGAGTTGCAGCAAAGAATTGCAGAAGATACTACGCTTACTTATGAAGAAAGAAAAGCAGCTCTTGAACAAGTAGGTCAGGCTCAAGTAGCCCTTGCTGCTAATGTTGCAGCACAAGCAAAAGCTGAAGAGGATTTACTTAAGTTACAAATTGAAAATGCTAATACTTATGAAGAGCGAGAAGAACTGGAAACACAATTGGCCGAGGCAACAGCAGCCAGGATTGAAGCACAGACTGCTTTGGGTATTACACAGCAAGAGGTTGGAAAGATTACAAGAGAACTTGACCAAGAGGAGCTTGATCGTAAGAGAAGTATTAATTCAATATTGGAAGACTTACGTACTGCAAATATTGATAATGAGTTGGAAGCAGCTCGTGAAGAACTTCGAATTGCTGAAGAAAATGCTCTTGCAGAACTTGAAGTTTTAAGAGCAACTGAAGAAGAAAAGCAAGCAGTAAGAGATGAGTATGCAAAGCTTAAAGAAAACTTAGAATTAGAAACCCAAGCTCAAATTAATCAAAAATTAGATGAACTTGCTGCAGAAGCTGAACAGCGAGAAATTGATAGAGCTAGAAGTGCATTAGTACGTGAAGAAGAGGCTGCCATTGCAGAAATAGAAGCATTAGGAGCAACTGAAGAGCAAAAACAAAAATTAAGAGAATTGTATGCTCAAAAACGTGCTGATCTTGAAATGACTACTCAAGAAAAAATCAATGAAATCTTACAAGCTGCTGAACTTGAGGATATGGAAGATCCTTTTGAAAAGGCAGCAAGAGAATTAGAAATCCAAGAACAGGCTCAATTAGCTCAACTTGAATCTCTTGGTGCTAGTGAAGCTGAAAAACAAAAGATAATTGAAAGCTTTACAAATAAACGTAAAGATCTTGCAGAAGAAGAGGCTAAGTTTAAAGAGAATATCAATAAACAGGCTACTCAAGCTACATTAGATGTTGCAAGCAGTGCCTTTGGTGCTGTTGCAGATATTGCTGGTGAAGGTTCTGAACTTGGTAAAGCAGCCGCAGTAGCACAGACTACTATTGATACATATCAAGCAGCAACCGCTGCCTATGCATCTACTGTTGGTATTCCAGTTGTAGGTCCAGTCTTAGCACCAATTGCAGCTGGAGTTGCAGTTGCTGCTGGTATTGCAAACG